TATAAACAAGATCGCCTGTCGGGAGATATTATGCCGAAAATCGTTGATGCAAACAATCATTACCTAGACGCACTTCGCTACGCACTCCAGCCGATGATCGGTGGAAGCAGCGAAGTTTCTTTTGGAGTTCTTTAGACATGGCATGGCCCTTTTCCAGACATAAACAGCAAACTGAAGCCAAGCAGCATCCTACTGGGGCGGCGTTTATGGTCGGCGGTGGCGTTCAATACACTGCAAACAATAACCGAGACGCCTTTATTCGGCATGGATACCAGCAAAACGTCGTTGTATATCGCGCCATTCGTGAGGTCGTTGAGGCCGCTAAGTCGATAAAGATTGAGCTTTGCAGCGGCGATGATGTCCTAACAGATCACCCAGCGCTTGATCTTCTCCATCAACCAAACCCGTGGCAAGCCTATGAGTCGTGGCTGTCTGAGATGCTGGTCAACAGAATGCTATTTGGAGAAACATTTTGTGTTGGCACACCTGACGGGCAATTTGCGGAGATGTGGGCGCTAAACCCTGTTGATATGGAAGTCGAGCCGGGGACGCATGGCTTGCCTCTGGCTTATTGTCACAAGAGGGGCAAATCCAAAACATATTTTAAGGTCGATCAAGTCACGGGCGAAAGCGACGTTATGTATTTGAAAACATACAACCCAAGCAACTATTGGCGCGGTCAATCTCCCCTTATGGCGGCGTCGCTTGCCGCTGACACGCATAACGCTGGTTCTGTGTGGAACTACAGCCTATTGAAGAATGGCGCACGTCCAAGCGGTCTTGTGCGTTTCAAGGGCGGTTATCCGAGTGGTGAGATGGTTCAGCGGATGCGGGAGTATTTCAAGACGGCAATGACAGGCGCGGGAAACAGCGGCGAAATACCAATGCTTTCTGACGATGCAGAATATGTTGAGATGTCTAAGACGCCAATGGACATGGATTTTCTCAACACAATGAAAGAGACAGCCAAGTATGTTTCCAGCGCTTTCGGCGTCCCATTGCCTCTGATCGATAATGATGCAAGCACGTTCAACAATCTGGAGCAAGCCAAGGAGCGCTTATACACTGACACCGTTATCCCTCTTTTGGATGAGTTCTTTGGCGAACTTACTTCGTGGATGTTGCCTCGATTTGGCGATGGGCTGAAGTTTAAGTTAGACCTCGACAGCATTCCAGCGCTTGAGGGCATAAGGAAAAAGAACTTTGATCGGGCGATTCTGGCGTTTGAGAAAGGCGTTCTGACGCGCGAGGAAAGCCGTGTTATGATGGGCTTCCCAGAGGAAGGCGAGGGCGAATATACGCCGCTTCTGTCTCCAATGATGGAAGCCAAGAGCATTGAGATAAAGCAAACATTTAAGCCAACTGACACGATGGTTCGCAACTATCGCCGTGGCCTTGAGATGCACAAAGAAGGTTTGACAGGTGATGGCATCGAGGCCGCGACGATACGAATGGCAACAAAGATTGCTGGCGGTGGCAGCGTTTCGGAAGAATGGGTTCGCAAAGCCAATCGCTGGTGGGGTCGAAACAATCGATTCTTAGATGAGCCATCCGACAGCCCAGCCTATTCATCTGCTATGCTCTGGGGCGGCGCAGCCGGGCGTGATTGGTATGCTGCAAGGTATAACGAGCTAGAGCGCGAAAGCAAAGCGGAAGACGATGTAAGCGATGCTGTCCGCTCTGGGCTGAAGAACAAAGTCGAAGAACACAACGAAGATGTTGGAGATGCTTCGAGCAAGCGCACAAATCTACGGACGTTGATTGCGGTATTTAAGCGAGGTGTCGGCGCTTACAATACCAATCCGGGCAGCGTTCGCCCAACCGTCACCAACGCAGACCAGTGGGCATATGCGCGAGTAAATTCGTTCCTCTATGTGTTGAGAAATGGCAAATATCGCAGCGGCAAGCATGACACGGACTTGCTGCCAGAAGGCCACCCGATGTCTACTAAAAAGAGTGCGGGTGCGGAGTTGCTGCACAAAATCGCATATGGATAATGATTTAGATGCTATGGAAGACGCCACGCAGCCGCTGATTGAGCTCCTGTTGACGTCGTTTATGCGTGAGATGGTAGATCAATATGAGGCCGAAGATATGGTGGGCCTTCCTACCGACGCCCGCCAGCGCACAGTGGACATGCTGAGAAAGACATATGGCATATCGATCAGCATGGGCGGCAAGCCTATGATTGATGGCCTCAAGGATTGCTTTCCGCATATCGAAACAAAGCAAGATGAAGATGATCTATTCCAGCAATTGATTAACGAATACATCGAACGCTTTGGGGCGCAAAAAGTATTGCAGATACTTGAGACAACCCGAAAGCAAGTAATGGGCGTCATCCGCGAGGGGCAACGGGAAGGCTTGGGCGTTGAAGAAATTGCTAGGTTATTACGCGAAGCTGTCCCGGAGTTCAGTCGGGTTCGTTCTCGGGTGATTGCGCGAACCGAAACGCATGGGTCGAGCCAGTATGCTCAATACAGAACAGCGCAACAATCAACTCGCCCTCTAGTCAAGCAGTGGAATAGCATTGAAGATGCACGCACTAGAACCATTATTATGGATGACACATATGACCATCGCGTCATCGATGAGCAGCGTGTCGCGCTAGAGCAGCCTTTTATGGTTCCAACCATATTCGGCACGAAGGAGCCTTTGATGTATCCGGGTGATCCAGCCGGGACAGCGGGGAACATTATTAACTGTAGATGCGCCATGACTTTCCGCAGGGCTGACCGTGATTAACCCTATCTTTTCTAATTAGCAGTTCTCTGCTATACTAACCCAGAACTTTGCAAAGCGAGATTAAAATGACAATAGAGCAAAAGAGTTTGAGCCTTGATGTCAAAGCCGTTGGCGAGGAAGGCCAAATCGAAGGATATGGCGCTGTATTCGGAAATCGCGACAGTTATGGCGACGTCATAGTTAAAGGCGCTTTCGCGGAAACGCTTAAAGGCCGCAAACCCAAGATGCTGTGGCAGCATAACATGATGGACCCGATTGGTTCGTGGGATGACTACCTAGAAGATGAGCGTGGCCTTTACATGAAGGGCCGCATCGCAATCAAGTCCACCAAGGGTCGTGATGCTTACGAATTGGTCAAGGCTGGAGCAATCGACGGCCTCTCCATCGGATACGTGACCAAGGATTACGAGATGGAAGGCGGTGCGCGTATGCTCAAGGAAGTCGATCTATTTGAAACATCGCTTGTGACAATGCCAGCAAACGCTGCCGCATTGGTTACAAATGTAAAAAATGCTGACGTTCGCGACATAGAGGCCGTGCTACGTCAAATGAATTTCAGTCGTTCTGAAGCCAAAGCGATGGCGGCAGCGGCTTGGAAGCGGCGCGATGATGTTCTGTGTGAGGCAGACGCTATTGTTCCAGAGGCCGATCAGCGTGAGGTTGACGAACTCAAAGCCCTACTAAACGCAACCCTGCACAAAATTGGAGGTCAACCATGACTGACTTTGCAGAAATCAAGGGCTTGGTCGAAAAGATCAACCCGACGCTAGTGGAACTCCGCAGCGAAATCGATGAGATTAAGTCTAGCGCTCCGCAAGACGTAATCACAGAAGAAAAGCACAACCGCATGGCAGAAGACATCACAGCTAAAATGGCTGAGATGCAAGCCAAGCAAGCCAAGCTCGAAGCAGCTATGCAGCGTCCAAGCGCCGAGGGTAAAGCCTCTGACGCAGAAGTGGAAGCAAAGCATCGTGACGCTCTGCGCGAATATATGGCTTATGGTACGCTCCCAAGCGGCTTCAAGGCTGGCTCTGAAGGTGTGGAAATCAAGTCCATGTCCACAGACGTCAATCCTGATGGCGGCTATTTGGTACGCCCAGAACTGTCCGACACAATCGTGTCTCGCATCTTTGAAACGTCGCCTCTGCGCGGTGTTGCAAACGTTGAGCAAACTGGTTCAAAGTCCATCGACATTCTTATCGATGACAATGAAGCGGCTGCACGTTGGGCCGGTGAAGGCGCATCTGGCGGCGAAACTGATACACCAGAACTAGGTCAAAAGGTTATTGCAGCGCACAAGATCGAAGCCGATCCGCGCATGACAACCGAAATGATCGAAGACAGCTATCTCGACATCGAGGCATGGCTTTCTGGTAAAGTGGCAGACAAATTTGCTCGTACGCAAAACTCTGCTTTCGTCAACGGTGATGGTGTAAACAAGCCACGCGGCTTCCTTACATACGCTGCTCAAGCAGTGTCTGGCACTTATGAGCGCAACGCTATCAATCAAGTTGCAATGGGTACGGCTGACGCACTCAACGCAGATGGTTTGATTGCTGTCCAAAATGCACTCAAGGAAGAATACCAAGCTGGGGCCGTCTTTGGCATGAAGCGCACGACATTCGGCGCGGCATTGCAACTGAAGGGCGCAGACAACTATTTCTTCTCGCCTGTTCTCTTGGCAAACGGTCAAGCGTCTATGCAGCTTCTCGGTCGGCCTGTTATCTTTATGGATGATATGCCAGCGGTCGCAGCGGGTGCTTTGTCAGTGGTTTATGCTGACTTCTCACAGGCTTACACGGTCTTGGATCGCGTTGGCTTGCAAGTTCTCCGTGACCCATATTCCAATAAAGGCTTCGTGACATACTACACGACACAGCGTGTTGGTGGTGACGTCACATCGTTCGATGCAATCGCCATCGGCAAAGTCGCAGCATAAGGAGAAAACATTATGGCTGTTTTTGATACCCGCAACGATGCAGAATATGGCCTCGGCCTATCTGCTACACTCTCAGGCACGTCCAAAGCCGAAGGCGAT